GTGTAATGCGCGCCTCACACCTTAACAAGGCTTTATACGAATATAGTAGATTGTGAGTATGAAAATAGATCAACACATTTTCAATTTAGCAAATGAGGTCCTTCAGTTTCCGTTTGATAGCTGTAGCGAAGATGATTTACTAAACTTTCAAGAGGCTCACGTAAGTGATTTCGTTCAGATTGTTAATCGGTTTCTTAGTAGTGTAAAGCGTATTCCTGATGGAGCTTTGGTTGCAGATGCAAACAACATAAATACTAATGTTAGTCATATGTGGGAAGCTAAAGGCCTCAAAACAAGCATTTAAACACTAATTGATCACCTTTATGAACTCGTCGGTAATCCTGAATCAGGCTTTTATCGTAGTGAAGAGTCTACATCTGAGCAGTATTTTCAAGGTCATAAAGATAAAATCTTGCAACAAATTAATTCAGCTAGATTTACTATTTGGATTGCTGTTGCATGGTTTACCGATAGAGATTTAGCCAACGCACTTATTGCTAAAGTAAGGCAAGGTCTGAACATTCGTATAGTAATGATCCGAGATACAAAAAATGACGAAATTGGTGAATATTTAAACCCTCATGTAGAGCTAATAGGTGTCGCCCCTCAGAATAGACTGATGCACCACAAATTTTGCATTATTGATTCTAGAGTGGTTTTACACGGCTCGTATAATTGGACTTATAATGCAGCAAAGCGAAACAATGAAACTTTAAACGTTTCATGTAGCACTAAGTTAGCTGATAATTATTCGCAAGAGTTTATCAAGTTGGTTCAACAGTACAAATTCGTATAACAGACTGTTCAACAGGGAGTTATGCTTTTCATTACTTCATCTTTATTAAAGTGTGGAAAATTCGAAAGGAGAAAAAATTGGTTTCATATCCTATATCAATTGTAAGTTCAAATTATAGGGGAGCAGATCCTGTAAAACGTGCTAAACAGAATGATAGAAATAGACTTTCATTTCAGCTAGAAAACTTCATTAACAATAAATTGTTAAAACAAAAGTCACCAATTCAAGTGTATAGCTATCATGAAATTTCCACCGAAACAGGAATTCCTCTAGAGGTAGTGAGAGACTTGTGCTTTTCCATCGACTGTGGTGGAAGTGGGTTTACAGCCATAAAACATGGTCTTACTTATGATGAGGCTGTCGAACAATCGACAAGTGGGATTCCAAGGCTTTGATTCAAAAAGCATAACAAACTGTTTAAGAGAGGGTGATGTATAAAGATAAGTAACTCGCTCATATTCTATTAACCATAGTAAAAGGTTTAGTTTTGATAAAAAGTGCAATCGATGATTGGATACAATCAATTTCTGAAATGATAAAAGTATCTTATAAAGTAGGAGCAGCGGTCTCTGACCACCCTACGATTTTAGGAGATGCAAGAGAAAGCTTTATTAGAGATATTCTTGAGAAATTTTTGCCTAGTTCTATTGCGATAGGTAGTGGGCAGATAATCGACCAATATGGTGGCAGATCGAAACAAATAGATATCATTATTTATAGACGAGAGTTTCCGATTCTTAAAACGTTTGGTTCGGCAGATGTATATTTAGTTGAAGGTGTATTGGCAACGATAGAAGTGAAGTCTATTCTTGACAGAGAAAACTTAATAATGGCGCTTGAAAATGCTAAGTCCGTTAAAAAGTTAACTCCTAAATTTGTGGGTCCATCTCTGGTGCATGGGTTTCAATCATACTTCAATAAAAGTCATGAGCTAGAATTAGAAAATTCCGAAATTTTCTCTTTTAAACAAATGGTGTCTCCGGAAACTTATATATTTTCGTACAGAGGCCAAAAATTAGAAACAACGAAAGTGCACCTGGAAGACTGGTTTTCTAGTGATGATGGCGCAAACTCAAACAGTTATTACTTGCCCGAAGCTATTAGCACAAACAGTATTGCAGTAGTAAAAGATCTGAATGGTATTGTTATACCGAAGGAAGACTTTAACTCTATGGCGATAAAACGTGATGACCATTCTATTAGGTTTATAATAAATCAGTTATTAGAACAGGTGATGAGAAGAATAGGATCTCCACAATATGCTAGCACAATGCTGCAATATGACATCCTAGGTTACTCATTACAGGCTGAGGGTATTAATGATAACTGGGATGGTTTTTTGGAAAATAGACTTAGAGTTAAAGACTTAACATTAGAACCACCTCCATATCTTGAGCAAATTATGCGAGAAAACTTCTTATCGTCATTGGGAAATTTAGAACCTTGATCGACCTTGAACATAACAAACTGTTTAAGAGTTATTCACAACGCGTGTTATTCTATCGTTCGTTGCGTATATTGCTTTCCTTCGAATCAGTGGTTGCCTTGCTTAGAGCATGAGCCTCAAAAACAATCTTCCTCTCAAAGAACTATGCAACCGATGATTGTTTTTATGTGGATTAGTCAGGACGTGATCTGACCGATTACTCTAGCTCACTTTTGACTCACTCCTTCTTAGAGCAAACACTGTTCAAATACTGTTAATTTAATTTTTCCCTACGAAAACTAATCTGGATGGTTGGTTCGAGCATTTAAAAACAGAAGCCAGTGAAAAGAAAATTCTCACTGGCTTTGTCGTAGTATTGTGGATGGAAATATACCTGACTTGTAATAGTTGGTCTCTTTAGCGTTAAGGTGGCCTAGCGTTTTGTATCTTTGTTCCAAGCGACTTTTTGCCAAGCTTCTCCCTCACGCCACACAATACCCTCAGAACGACGCCAACAAGATTCACGATTGTTTCCATTAGGCCACGTGTTTCGCTCCGCAATCATCACCCACATTGGTTCTATGTCAAACTTGCTAACATAGTCATGAAGAGCTTCATCATCAATAACTACTGCAGTTTGATGCTCAAAAGGCTCTTGAGCTTGTATAACAACATCCCCATTTTTGTTTAACCATTTGCTTGGATCTTTGTGAGATAACGATAGTTCAAGTTCATCGGCAAACCATTTTTGTGGCATATAATTCGAAAAGCCATCAGGAAGAGATTTATCTAAATGACTCTCCCAATGGTAATTAACTGTAGGTATTGCAAATGTGCATTCGTCAGGCCCATTCCAAAGACACTCTGAAAACTTTTCAGATTCCCACGTATTGCGCCAATATGCTTCGCGAAGGTACGGGCCGTCGGTAAACTCCCTCGGTTTAAACGAGTCAACATCAAGACTTTCATTTTCTTTAAGAAACTCGGCTAACCTTCTCACACTTCCTTTTTTCAGAAATACGCAATAAAGGAATCTAAATTCTTCATATCGCATCCCATGCATGCCGATTCGACGGCCTTGATATTTTTCTCTAGAACAATTGAATTCATACAACACACTCCATACCTTATTATTTTCATCAACCTTAGAGAGCTTTTCAATTATCGTCTGCGTTGGATCTTCCTCAAATGGCCACTGTCGCAAATTCTCTTCGGCCACTTCAGGAAGCTCGATAATAGGCTCGACCATCCACTTTTCAAAGTGATGGCCTTTCTCTTCAAGTGGTAAAATAGTCGGTTCAATATTTCGTCGAAAGTCATGATGACTATACCGATAAATACATGGTTCTTCAGGCCATCCGTTAAGAATCCAATAGTTGTCAGCCAATCGAGCTTGAATTTCGTCTAGAGCTATTCGCTGGTATTTCTTCCCTATCCGTTCGAGATCATTTTCATGTCTTGAGTTACTAGTGCCAAATCCATCTCTAGGAAATAGCTCGGAGTTCCAACCAAGTTCATAGGCTCTTTTAGTGATCCATAATCTGCATTGTTGTACATCAACCGAATCAAAGTCCTCGTGGCCGCCATCACGAAGGTAGTGCAATGAAAGTCTTTTCCTCTCGTCTTCACTTAATAAGCTTTCTAAACGGTTGCGAGCGTTAACTATTGCTTCTTCTAGCGCTGTAGCTTCCGTTTCGACAGCCTCATTCTCTGGTTGAGCAAAAAATATAGCTTGAAAATAATTGGAACTGGATGCTTTTTCAAACGCCTCTAGAGCCTCGACGCGCTCAGTGTAGGGATGTATCACTTCCTCTAAAAAAACTCGCTTTAGTTCTTTCTTCGAAACTGGTTTTGGACTACTAAGGGGAGTAGTTAAAAAATTTCGCACACGACCTGGGATACTGTATTTCCCATAGTCCCCCCACTCACTTGAAGCAGAACTAAATATTTCTTTGCCTCCTCTTTCTTCAGCAATTTTCTCTACTTCATCTTCAGTCAGACCAAATATTGGAGGTTCAGAGCCTAGAGGGTGATAGCAATCTTCTAGGTTAATACCTTCACTCAATGCGTGCTTGCTATTTGCAAGTTCAATTATCCCCAAAGCATAGTCTCTAGTAAGTAGTGCTACCGGTGGCTGTTTGTCTGCAAAAACTTTGGCGAAGACTTCATGCGAGTAAACAATTAGACGTTCAGAGCTTTGATCGATGCAACAAGCTCCAAAGGCTGCTGCATAGAGTCTCTCTACAACATACGGATCATCGCAATCGTGCAACTTTTCGAGCAGGAAGATAAATATGTTTGAGTTTACTAAAAATAGCGTCGTTAGTGCTTTGGTCGCTCGGTCACGCAATGTCTGGTGAGACGAAGATAAGGACCATACCAAAACTAATGACGCTAACTCCAAATGTTTTAAATCTGCAGTGCGACTATGCTTTGATAACGCCCATGAGACAATTCTTTCAACTTGATTGAGTTCTTCTCGCGACGCCCAATTAATCCAACGTGTCCAATGACTATCTCTTTCTGGCATTTGCCATTGCTTCAGACGCTCATGAAGGCGAAGAGCATTAAAAGGATGGTCAATAGTCATTGAAACTTCCAAGAGTAACCCTAGAGGCTCAACATTGCAGCCATCTAATCGGTTCAGTAATTCTCGCGAGTCATTCGAAAAGGCATCTGCACTCCTCCACTTGAAGCTTTCCGCAAAGCTCTCCTGCAGTGACTGTTCTCTTTCCCAATGTAATTCCCAATCGGGTAGAGTTTTAACAAATTCTACCCCGAGTTTCTCTGGGTAGATTGTGGATAGAGCGCTAACCAATCCTGTATATTGATAGTGAAGACCATGGTCTGGCTTCCCATCATAAAATAGGAAATTCAGAGGAAAGCCCGCATCGAAAGCCGTATTTAACTGCTCCCTAGACACTTTCGAAAGCAAGGATGTCGCCATGAGGTGATCTTGGAACCTCTGAAATGAGAAGCGCACTAGTTCTGATAGGGGATTAAAGGGATCAAAACATTCCGAATAAGGAGGCGGGTCGCGTCTAAATAAACTTGTTTCTATTAACACCTGTAGCCAAGTTTTTCCTTCTGGCGCAGTTCTACCCTTAAAGCTCTCGTCTGCAATTGCTATCGCATCTTCGACTTCTATGAAATCGCAACCATTCATAGCCATCATACTAGCGACTTGAACAACACATTTTTTAATGGAATTTGAAATGGTAGCTGAGTTTGCTGTTTGTATCCCAGTGCGCCAACTCAACGCATCGAGATACAGGGCCATAGTTTGTGATATTCCGTTCAACCCGCGAGGAAATTCCGTAAGTCCTTTAGCATGCAAAGCCTCACTAGTCGTTTTTAGGAACAATGGATTGTTGAATTCTGGCGATAACCATGGTGTATTGGGCCGAGCTATGCCTTTGGTATCAAGGTATCGAATTGCTGCTCGTTCCATCTCCTCTGGAGTGGAAAATCCATTTATCCGATATTTAGGAAGTTTTTCGAGCAAACTATCCGGAACCGCATAAGGAAGATACTCATCACGACATGAGAAAACTGCTGATAGGTAAGGGTATTTTTGAATCGCGTTAACTATTTCCGGGAGATTACACTTCCAGTAATGTGCACCAACACCCTCGTTGATTGCGTCAAAGAGCAGAATGGTCCGCTCTCCTTTACGTTCGCCAGCTGTATTAAGGGGGCCCAAAACATCATCGACTGTTCTACCCTCTAGGCCACAAATTCCGCCGAATTGCTCCCAAAACACCGACGTAGAGAAACTCTGGCCTAACGTTAGAACTGTTGGTAAACCTGAACGAGTTCGCTGCTCTGCAATTTGCCCTAAAATATGAGACTTTCCTGCACCTGCAGGTCCATAAATGACTGCGCACCGTAATGTCTCAGCTATAAAGTTAGAGTCTCTTAGAATTTCGCTTAATGAAGAGCAAGAGGATGAAAGCACCCGGAGACTTGTACGCACATTTTCAAGTTTGCTTTTATCATCCTCAATCAATTTACCTTTATCTACTGAAGTGCACTGTCTTTCAAGCTTCCAAACAGCTTCTTGAAGCCGATCTAAAATAATCGCTGTCGCCTCAATGTTCCATTCTTCAGTAAAATCGCGTGTAAACGAACCTTTAAGTTGCACCAGTTCCTGCCATGCATCATTTGCGATTAAAAGTGCGTCGGCATCCGGTGCAAGATCTGTTGAAGAAAGCTCGATAGTGGGAACTCTTGATTCCTCGAGCCCATTGAATGCGCCTATTAAACGTTTAGTTGTGCCTGGACCTCGAGCTATGGTGTCAAACAAAGATTCAACAGAGACTTCTACGTGATCGTGAGGGTTGAAACGGTCATCTAACGCTCGTTTCGCTGTACTAATTTGGTCTTCAAACCAAGAATCGTTTAGTACATCACCTCCAAACCAAAACTTGATCAATGCGGCATTCTCTTTTCGAAGGAGCATCTCTTTTAGGGTAGTTTCGGACCAAAGCTCGAACTCAAGGTCAATTGACTTTTCTTTCGCCCAACCTTTCCACTTAATTACTCGTTCGTCCCACTTTTCACGTTGAGATTTGCCACTTACACCTCTCGGAGGAGTCAAATCCTTGGGTATGGCAAAAATATAAGTTTGAAGTTCAGGGTGTACCTTTAGCGCTTGTTTGACAGACTCATCCATTTGGACCCATTGGGAGTCACCTATTGACGTGAAATACTTCGCTTGATAACCAATTTTACTCCCATCACTTAGAATCCACAGCGCTTCGACACCTCCATCTCCTCCGCAGCCATCGTTCGGTTGGAACTCGAAGCCATTTTCAGGGTTCTCTCGTCTAGCAAGCACACAAATTAGATCTTCAAAGGATTCTCTAGATCCTTTGTTGAACGCATTTATAGAAGAAAAATCAATCAAGTTTGTATGTCCTTTTCCTGTCTGGGCTGAGATATTGCGGTTTGATAGATAACAATTAGGAGGGAATGATATATCAAACAACTAGAATACTTTTGTTGATGTAATTCAATTAAGTAATCAATCGCATAAATATCACAATTTAAAGTGAACCTCCTACGATAAGATCAGTCCCTACTCCAATGGAAAGACCGTTCATCAAGCGAACAAACACTCCACTAAAGACATCTTTAATGATAGTGGCGATTGCCAGTAACGAGTTGACACAACAGAAATTGGCTAGTTAGTTGTCTAAAATAGCTGGCACAAGCGAGACTAAATATGTTCGTTGGCGTAACCCATACCTTATCTTATCTGAGTCTTACATATTAGATTAAAAGCGCTAAGAAGCTTCTTTCCGAGGACGTTTTGACATCGATCTCGACAAACACATCTGTGCCCCAAACCTTGTTTGGACTAAATCGCGGCGACCATAACTGTATACTTATTTGACCGACTATAACTGATAGTACAGAGCAGTCTCGAAAAAAACTGAGCCTTTACACAATACCAGTTTAGAATCCATCTACAGTAAAAGAGAGCATAACCTAACCTCAAGGAATGAATAATGACACACATAGTTAACAAGGACATGGAACAAACTCTCTGGACGAGCATTACTGAAGTTGCTAGCGACCTTTCACCAATATTAGTCGTTATTGGTTCGATCATTGCTGTTGTTTCGCTGTGTATTAGATTTTATCAAATCCATAAGGATCACAAACGTAGTCGAGTTGTATTGGCAATACAGTCAGTCAATGAGTTTTGTAATTCAGCTAATGAATCTACTACGACGTACGCGCGCGCGCCGCGGCGCTTTCATTGAAAAACTAGATGAAAATAATTGCGAAAAAATACTAAAGACCATCCCTTTTGAGGTCGATGCTAGCAATAAAGGTATACTTGGTTACGCATTACACGCTGTAGAACCAGATATTTCAAAGTTAGAGGTCGCTGATAATAAGCTATACCTTAAAGAGAAGCATATTGGTCACCTGAGATTCCTCGCACTTCAACACTTGAACAGTATTGAAATTGCTTTACTTCATTGGAAAGAAGAAACTGGTGAAAGAAGGATTTTTGAAGAACAACTGGGATATCTAGTGTGCTCGAATGGAAATCGTTTCATCTTATCAACTTTTAGAAGTATTTACCGCGAGCTAGGCTCTAGCGATAGGGAACCGTTCCCCTGTATTGACGCTTTTGTTGAAAAGATGAAGTGTAGTGGATGACAAAATCAGGCGACTCGATTAGATATTTTTCAATACTTCAAATAATTCGTCTTATGCTAAATTAGTAAAGGCACTGGCACATTTATGTCCAGAAGCGATTTTGGTGGCATTTTCCATGGAATGGGACGGCACTAACAACTTTCCTAAAAGTGACGCATACCCATAGCATTTTATGGTTCCAGTTTGGCTTCGCTTGGTAACTCGGTTAGACATTATAAATAAAAAAGCCCTTTCTATTTTGCAAGGGCTTTTTTATTTGCAGACTCCGACCGTAAACTCACCCTCTCAACCAGTCTAATCCCCCACTCTTTTTCTTTCGCGCACTCAAAAAACGTGACTAGGGAACTCAAAAAGGAAACTACTGACAACCAGCTAACTTAACGAGCCTCTAATGCCCTATTACATTAAGTCTAAACACCTTTAATTTATTGATATTGGAGAAGTTATGAAAAGAATCTTATTCGCTTTGCTTATGCCATTCTTTGCAAATGCTGGCGTCAGTCAGAATGATAAATCTGTCGACGAATCAAATTTGGTTGTGTCATTGAGATATGCAGATACTACGATGATGGGAAAGAATAACGACCTGTTTGGTTTTAGTTTCGCTACTGGACTAAAAGAGGAAGGTTTTGGATACACGCTTTCTTTTGATAGTCAATCATTTGATATCAACGGAAGAAATACTGACATTGGAGTGGAGAATACTAAATACGACTATAAGAATGTAATGTTTGGTACCACGTATGGAGTGACTGATAACTTTTACTTGATCCCAAAGCTTGGCCTTACGTTCAACCGATATAAAAGCAAATACAAAGGCGTGACTCACATTCCTAATACTGGCATGGCTTACCCTGCAATGAAATACAAATCAGAACACGACTACAGTATGTCTTACGGTCTTGATATGATGTTTTTCAGTAAAAGAGTAGCCTATGGATTTGGAATTACAGATTCTGATTATTTTGGCAATAGAGACACGAAAGCAAATATAAGTATTGGGTACGCATTTTAAAAAAGGCCGCATTTAGCGGCCTTTTTTATCAACTCATTATTACCTTAACTGCCATTTCAGCATCAACCCCACCCCAAAGCTTGTCAAAGATCTTTATTGCTTCTGGATCGTCAGTTGTATGTCTTGAGAATTTGTATTGGTAATTTGCGAGCACAAATGTCGGTTCGCCAACGAAATCCAGTTCCGCTGTAACTCCATCTAAAGTTATTGATGCATGTGTATAAACATCCAAATCAGAAAGTAAAACGAAGTTAATATAATCCTCTTTGAATGTTTGCGTTGAACTTGCATCAGCAGCATCAAGCCGAGCTAATGAACATGTGTCTCCATCTTGGCCATCAACCGCATTCATTTTAAATGTTAAAGAACCGAAGTCGGAATTGTCATATCCTCTATGGGTTATGTCTCCTGCTAAAGTTCCCACTTCAATGTATTCTTCTGGAGTTAGGATAGATACACCTTCATTAACTGTTAATGTTGCATTTGATGAAACATCAGTGCCTTTTGAGTTCGTTGCTTCAGCTCTAATTGTATGAGTCCCGACGCTAGGTAAAACAAAGGTAAAGCTAGTTGAGTTACTGCTTGCTTGAGCAGTATCATCCAAAAACCAAACTATCGTGCCAGTTTCCCCACCCCAATCGATAACAATTGATGCTGTGTAGTTTTCAAATTGAGTAATGGTTCCACTAACAGGATCGGTTGTAATAGTCGGAGCTACAATAGACGATTCAACAACAATCGTAACCGTGCTTGTATCCGTATATCCACCAAAGCCAAATACACGACAAAAGAACGTATGGTTGCCAGTTGATAGCGGAGTAAATACATAACTTGAGCCTGTAGCGCCGGAAATCGGATCGCTTCCGTTATACCATTGATAGGAAAGGGTTGAGCCTAATCCATCAGCTACTACAGATAGGGTGTACGTTTGAATATCTGTAATCGTCCCACCCACAGGTTGAGTGGTTATAAGAGGCTTTTTGGCGAAAACTGTTCCATCACCTAATGCCATTGATGTAAATTCTGTCACCGTATCTCTTTGAACGAAAAAGCGAAGAATTTCTTTTGTTGAGCCGTCTGGTAATTTTACAAAAAAAGCCATTTTCTACCCCACTATTAGAGTGAAATCACTACCGCTGATTGAATATCTAACTCCACCCCAACCCGACCCATTGTCTTTCGCTGCACTTGCTGACGGAACTTTTTCTACTGGTATTACTGGCAATCGACCAGTGTTTAACGTACCAGAGGTAATAGATCCAGCATCTATATCTTTTTGTGCTTGAGCCACAATCTGACTCAAATAAACATTCAACCCACCATCAGCATGCTCAACATAAAACAGTGGGTTATCGGCAAGCTGAGTGTCTGAAATATTAGTTAGCGAACCTACCGTCGTTGTTCCTGCCGGCTCACTTCTTGTTGCTGAATTTATAAATTGCTCAAGCATTACAACTCGCTTTGCCATAGCTTCTAATTCTGATTGTAACTTCTCAACGTCGCTCATTATTTAGTCTCCAGTGGTACGGCAATGCCCTCATTAGCTGGGGTGATTAACCATAGGTTTGATGGTGTTACCAGTTTTGTTTTTGTGTAGTCAAAATCCGTAATTTTGAAAGTTGCGCCATTGCTTAAAGTGGCGTTCTCGGATGATGTAGCAGTGAATGTCACTTCATCAGATTTCGCCAAGGCCGAGTAATATCCGTTGGCATCTATGGACGCTTTCGTACTATCACTTGAGCTCCAATTCACAACCGATGGGTTATCTGTAGAACTGACTGCAATCCCGTTGTTGTACGTCACACTAGCTGCAGTTCTGCCAGTGTCGCCAACTGCAAGCTCGGGAACTGGCGTTGTAATAGAAACAGCGGTAGGAACAACCGCAGTGATAGTTTTTGTGATGGTTTGAAAAACGCTGTCGTCGTAAGTTTCATCTTCCGATACAGCTAAGGCAGTAACTGTAACGTCACCACCAGCTATAGCTGTATAGGCGCCATTAGAATCAATCGTTAACATTGACTCATTACTTGACGTCCACTGCACAACGCTAGGGTTATCTGACGTACTTATGACATGCTCGTCTACATACGTTACTGTCGCGGTAAGTGTTCCAGTATCGCCAGAAAAAACCGTATCTGGAAATGAAGACACGACGATTGATGAAGGTACGACTGGTGAAATGTCAAACGTTGCATCACCACTTATATTATTGCCATAAGCAGGATCGATGGATGTAGCTAAAGCCGTTACCGTTACCGAGCCAGCGTCTAAGGCATTAAAATTGCCTAAGCTATCGATTGTAAGTATTGACTCATCGCTGGATGACCATGTAACTATTCCAGAATCTTCCGCTGTAGTTGATGAGTTGCCGTCGCTATAAGTCACTGTCGCTGACAACGTACCAGTATCCCCTCGAAATACCGAAGCTGGAACGCCAGATATTGTCACTGTGTTTGGCAATATAGGTTCAATAAACGTGATTTCTAAGTAGGTACCAGATGGGTTAGCGAGAACTTCTAATATTTTGGTTTCAAAAATTGGTCCCCCATNNTATTTTGGTAAGTTGGGCCAACTTAAACTCCGATACTGGTTGCGGTACCAGCAATCCAAAGTTAGAAGGTGTAACCAGCCATAGATTCGATGGAGTGATCAGTCTCGATTGGTACGACTCGACATTGTAGATATTGATAATTAAGTGTCTTGGCCTTGGTGATGAATACTGTATCCCTACTCCATTACCTACGACTTGCTCAATGACCAATGTATATGAATCGTAAGTGCCAGCCGTTTGCATTGCCTGCAAAATGGCCATGTAGTTTTCGGCAAAGAAATCACGGTTAAGTCCGGTCAGTACCGGAAATGTGTTGTTATCGTAAAGCAAGTAACCAAATGGCTTTGATCCAACCATTTCAGAGTTCATCTGAACTAACTCATCAATGATCACTCGCTGCTTAGCTGTGAGGGTTATATTGTAGAAAAACTCGCACGCTTCATCGTTTCGAAATAACTGCGTCATTTCCCCTCCAATTAAGCCTCAGTAATAATCACATTCTCTACTGGCAAATCCGGGATGAATTTTACATCATAGGGTGTTTTATAAATGGCTTCCGACCAACTGGTACCATCATCTAACGAATACTCGGCTTTGATGTTTGACGCATACAAAGCATCACGGTTTATTTCAAAATACTTTTCTGGTTCGATATCCATTCCGATCCAAAAAAACGCATCGAAGTTGGCAAGAAATTTACTCACAATGTCATCTTGGTTATCGACCACTGCATTTGTGTTTCTGGATTTAGTAAGAGTGAGTTTCCATAAAATCGGTTGCTCTGTTTTTGCGGTCCACCGGTAAGTCTCAACGCCACCTTTGGTTAGAACAATGTCTTGCTCGATATCACCAACCATGTAGGTACTCGCTACAACAGCCGTTTTTTCCATATACGACGCGATTTGGTAGTTGATGTCAGCCGATGGAGTGTAATCAATGGCAACGTGCATTTTCCCTGAATTCTCTTCCGTCATTTGCATAATAGAAGACTTGAACCCAAAGTTTTCTTCAAGCCCGGCAATGAGGGCATTTGGGGTTGTTGTTGGATTGTTTATTTTTAAGTTTGAGTTTTGGATAAACTCGGACATTTTCACGAAAAGAGAAGCGATTATATTCTCGATAGTCATATCGATTTGCGCACTGGCATAAAACACTTTGTATTCGTCACTAGCGACAAAGGTGTTAAACGCCAAGCCAGAGAATTTATCGTCTGACTCTTTGAATGCCTCAAAATACGCTTCAATTATCGTGTCAAAGTCATCAGGAGTTAGACCCGTTGCTGAATCCCATATCATGTGTATGAACCTGTAACGTATTGTGTTTCTGCGGTGCCAGCTAACGTGTAGCTCATTTTCAACGTAAAGCCTTCTACCTCGACTTTACTGTTAAGAACCATAATCGAACGTTTTACTGACTCGTTAATAATCCATGTATTGAAAGCTGCCGCACTAAAATTAACTTCTGACATGTACCAGTAGTTAAAATCAAAACCAATATCAGGCGCGTAGTACAAACTGCCTTGATTGGTTTGAAAGTTATTCTCGAATCGAGCAACGTTTCTCCCTTTCCCTAAATATCCACTTAGCGATGACATAGTTACCTCAGTTTTAAATCTTCGAGATCTGATTTGAGTTGATCAAGTTGGCTCTTGGCTCCTTCATCAAGCACCCTTGTCTCTCCAACCGCTGGTGAGCCAGAACCGCCTGTAACGGACACCACAACGTTTTGACCTGCAATTGAGATAGCCTGTTCAGCAATGCCAATCGCCTTGTCTATGATTGTCTGAGCGTCTAGCTGAGTGTTTGTAATGTAGATTGAGAACTCTTCGCCCATGATGAGAAAGCCTTCACTGTCTGCTTCCCCTGCGGATACGTTGATTACATCGTTTGGATAGTAAGTTTCATCACCAATCTTGACCTCAAGCTTTCCATCTGAAATTTTTGCTTTGCGTAGTTTCATCAGAAATCCTTCGTTCGTAGGCTTAGGTCAGCTTCAACATGCACAACCGCCGATTGACCATCTTTTGCTGTGAGGGCATCAAAAACCACCTGAGCCGACGCATCAATAATCTGATATTTACTTGAAACCCAAGGAAGGCTTGGCGTGGTAATTTCTGTTGAATCCTCAAAAGTAATCTTGAGAATTACTGCGTTAGCGCTAAACCACTTTTCGGAATTTGCCGTTCCAAAGAAAATCTTAAACTGCGGATTACTATCAGCATCAAGACCACTTGAGGCATAGAGCATATCAACTTGAGTTTTTGTAACAGGGAACTCGCCATTGCAGCTACCCATAGCCCAAGAAGACTTAAAGCCAGAGTTTTCCGTTGATGCAGTGCTGTGTGTGCCGATCCCAAGCGTAAAGTCGTAAGACTCTGAAGTTAGGCCGATAATCTGCATTTTGCTTTCTACGCCTATGTTTTGATCAAGGGCGTTGAATAGTTCCAACGTTTTCGCTGTATCGTGCAGTTCATATCGGAACCCAGTAGTGAATGGTGCCACGTACTGCTTACCCTTGTACTCAAGGTAAATCGCAGCGAATGGTTTACCTAAAGCGGCGGTATCTACAGTTCCTCGAATCCAATTACTGGTTGTCGACGCTTCCATAGCAATGATAGTGCCACCATTTACATCGCTAGGAACAATGCTGCCATGGGAGGAGTTAAAACCATTGACTTCACCATCAACAATTCTCGCGGCAGTCATGCTGTGCCAGTCAGTAACATCTCGAGAGATTTTGAATATCGCGGCTCTTGACCATAGCGACGTAGAATCGACTTCGGAGTCGAGTAACAGCGCAGGAGATTCATCGGCTAATGCTGGTGGATATTTATTTGATAGCTCGTTGCGTGATGAAACCACAGCGGCCCCTTCCTCTGACGATGACGTATTCATTGCGCCTAAAAAGTATTGTTCGCCTTCTTCTAGCACTGTTTCTGGCACCGAGAACTCGACTAAGTGAAATTCGTTAATACCAACCACACCGGATAATTCGCCACTATCAAGCACAAGCTCATAACCACCTTCGACTCGCTTGTAGAGAGAGACGATTGCCCTTTCTAGCTCTGAGCTAAAAATCATCACACCGCCATACACAACGTCGCCAGCCTGAGCAATAAGCTTGTTGCCCAAGTCTGACATGTTGTTTTCGTATTCTTCGACGGTTAGCCAAGGCTGCTTATTGGAATATCCAGTGTCATAAACTAAGTTACCGCCGTCCGATTCTGGCTCATCAAAAATGCCAAAATTGTACAGCTCAACCAACTTTGCTGAACTTACCTCAATCGAAGTCGATGTTTGTATTGAACTGTCGCTTGAAACTTGAACGATGATACTTGCGGTACCAGGCGAAACAGCCTCGTAATTTCCGGTTGTATCTATCGACATTACCGTCGCATCAGATGAAGACCAGTTGACAACATTTGGTGCATCTGAAGAATTTACCTGTGAGCTGTCACTGTAATACACGGTAGCCGTTAACAACCCAGAATCCCCTCCGTTAAGCGAACTAATGGTTTCGTTAATAGTCACACTTACGGGTGAGATCACGCTGGATCCACTTCCCGTAGGTGGTGCCACCATTCCGCGTTGAAATGGGATGTGCACGAAATAGCTCATGATGCATCGACTCTAATTGATGTTTGGTTAAATGCTTCGTGTGGTTTTTGTGCTGGTGTGTGGAAAAGCTTTTCGCCAGCTTTCATCGTAAAAGAAATCCAGTCTCTCACTAAAATCCCTTCAAACTCAGCTGGCGCATCAGTCCCGGTATAAATGTAAATACCAATGCCATCGGAACTTTGGTTTTGCACAAGTACAGCTGAGCCATCAGGAACGCCAGCATCGGTCCATTCACCAAACACCGATGCTTGGTTAGCTAAAGTCGTCATAATTCACCTTTGGTATTTAAGCGCTTGGCCAGATTGCGCGAATACGCCAATTTGGTATCAAACTGACATCACTGCAGTAACCAGCGCAGCTTGTTTGGGTATTGCTTCCTTTTTAAAACCTCAGTTGAGGCTATTGAAACGAAAGCGATCCCTTGAAAGTTTGGGTAGCTAGATCGTAGTCGCCGTCGATGGCAACGATACGTTTGCCGTTGTATGGATAGTTGAGTTGGGGAATGTGGTTGCAGACAAAACGATAAGCGTCAGTGACAATTGTTCGATTTGCTCTTTCTAGGATGTTTTCCGTTTTCACAAAATCACCAGCGTTAACATCTAGTGTAAAACCAAGCTCTTCGAGAAAATCTGTTGCGCAGCTAATTGCCCTCGACCTTGGTTGGGGCTCTTCTAGAAACTCTGCGCCTTGGATCATCTGTTTGGGCACTTCGTCATATTTGGCGAACGTGTAGCCTAGCGTTGTGGGTACGAGTTCAGGCAAAGAGGAAGCGTAAAAGTGGTTTCTCTCCCAATATTCCATCGAGAGGAGATAGTCACTGTTTAACGTAGCTCTAACTCTCATTTCTAATCCCTAGCAGCGCGTACCCGTCACCGCGTTTTCTGGTGGCATATTTACCATTAGGTTTGATGTAAAAATCGCCATTTTCATAAACAGGCAAAAACAGGTTTTCGAATATCAAGGCAACTTGCATTTCTTCGTATCCTGTCACCTCTGTTTGGTTTACCGTGACGACCGTTAGTGGCTCACCGTCGACCGCCAGCTCGTTAACGATTTGAGGAAGACTTCGAGCAATAAATGACTCTACCTTTCCCACTTCGTACCAAGTGAAATCATTAACTGCAATCCCCATTAGGACGAGATTTTTGCTCATGTTAAAACCTCAACTGTTTTGGGAATATTGGTTACTTGGTTTTGCGATGACGAACTACCAATAATTGATGTGTCACCTTTTTGCATTTCGAAAGTTAAGACTTTTTCTGTCGTATCCGATTTGGTCGCCAACGTCATGTTTAATAGCGTGCCCCCAATAATCACCATTTCTGGACTGAAAAAGGAAACTCGCGGTAACGAATCTTGCTTTTGGAAAAGCCAACTAGCTAAACCAATCATGGCGTTTATAAAGTCACTACTACTGCTTCGGAGCGTTATAGTCGAAGTGTTGATGTTCCCCTTTAACACTGGCGTACCACCAGCAACGTCGATACTTTTAACGACGGACTGTTTGTATCCGTCCGGTATCATGCCGATTAAATCTCCAATTATTGGAATGGGAATTGGCGTAGTTTTTCGCAAGTCTTGATATTCTTCGGTCAGAACCTTAATGCGCGCCTGATCGTCTTTCGTTAAATCAGCCTTGGCGTCTAGTTCAAGTAGTTCCTTTTGCTCTTCGCTCGACAACGTATCATCGAGATAAATGAGGAACAGCGGAGGTGCTTTCTCTGAAATCATTTCAACGGTCCTACGTCTGTTCTGGTTTTGTTGTTACGTGACTCTTTCTCAGCAATATCAACCATCATTTGGTTAATCTCGCCCCCACGTTTTTCAACGTAATCACCAAACATTTGCATTGGGGTTTTACCTGTTGCAGCCTCAATTGGCGTATAGGTACCAAACTGAATGAGTTTGTCGAAAAACGCCTCCCAAGTTTCCATGCTATTGATTGGCTGCTGTCCAGCTTTGATTAGATCGCTGCCTCGCTTGGCTAACTCGCTAGCGTAAGATATGGTGCTTTTGACAAAAGAGTTTTCTACTTTAACAGCGGCTATTTCTGCTTCGTCGGCAATGATCTTGCCTTTTACTTTGAGACCCAAAACATCCAAGTTTGCTTGAATGCGTTTAGCCTCGGAAGCCTCGGAAGAAACCACCGCTTGGGCTTGGCCTTGCGTCACACCGTCTATGATTTTCTTTTCAAAAGCCTTGGCGTCACCGATTGCCAAAATGCTTGATGATTTGTCAGAGCGATTTAGCGCTTTGTCTAGTTCCTCTGTCCTTACTTTTGAGCCAAGCATTGTGTCCATGATGTTCTGAAAAGTGAGGTCTTTATTTTCAGCGAGTAATGCTTTGAAAGGTTTCATGAATCTTGAGGCCAGCAATGCATCTTCATCACCGAAAACATCATTCATGTATTGGGCTGCAACTTCCGGTTTAAGCTTTGCCATTGTTCCGACAAAATCCAGAAACGCATTCTCAATACCGTTTTGGTTTGCTGCCTCTTTGTACGATGCCATTTCTGGGCGTTCTAGGGCACCGACAAAACCAGACAAAATACCTCGAATGTCAGATTGATCTAGACGAGCAGATATACCAACCGCACTAAGAGCAGCGTAACGCCCTCTGTTGATGCCTAAAGCATCAGCCGTATCGCTAATGTCCGACATTTCATTTAAGCGCTCTCTGGCTATTTGGGCGTATTCCTCTGCACCTTGAAAAGCTTTAGTGGCAATATCCTTTGCCACACCAGCCGCCGTTGCAATCGCTTCACTGGCAAGATTGGCCCCAGTAAGGATCATGAAGCCTTGTAACTTACCAAGTTTAGATTTTACTTTTTGACTGCCCTTTTCAGCTCCCTTCTCGAAGCCTTTACCGAACCAAAACTCAAAGTCATCTGCTGCCTGTTTTGAAGCGCGTCGAAGCTGCACTTCCATTTTCTTCGACTCTTCTTTCATTTTGCGTTCATCGAGCCTAGGAGCGAGGATAAATTCTGAACTAGCCGCCATTAGCCATCTCCTCCTGTTGTTTTAACTGTCGATAAGCTTTTCGCAAAATCAGGCCAATAAGATCGCCGCCGTCGATATCAGGACTATTCTCGATAATGTCAGCGGCAAACCCATCACCAGCGACTCGGAACTTAGCAAGTTCCTCAAGTTCGGTAGGGCTTAGAAAAAAAGCCCTGCGTCTTTTAGCGTCGAGCACTTAACCAAAGTTTCCAACACCATTTCTGCAAGTTCTGGCAACTCGTAGTTGTCGATGCTCGAAGCGTCGATTGACATACCATGTTTATTTTCATGGACAGCCACCAGCGCCATCATGTCGTAATAGTCAATTCGCTGAAATTCCATTAAATCCATGATGACCGTTTTCTTGTTTTCCGCATCCAGCGAAGTGAAATACTGTTTTGCTTGGTCGTGATCGACAAGCCCTTGAATGCGCATGGTTCTAGCGCGTGGAAGGTGAAGAATGAACCCTAAATAAGCCATATAAGCATTCCATGCTTTTGACCCTTTAAATTTAGCTATCATTACGCCACCGCTTTAAATTCATCTTTGAAGTTTTTAGGCGCGACTTGAATAGTCAATTCAACGTCTAACGTAGATTCAGATTCATTAGCCGTGCCATTGCGAGGATCGTTTTTCAAAACACATTGCTTGGAAACAAGAGTTCGTCCGTTTTTCTTGTTGTACGATGTGAACTGAAAACGCTCTTCGCCTAAGAACAATTTTACGTAAAGCTCCAAATGCTGTTGAGATACGTTTCGAAGCTTTACTGATAGCTCGATAGGCTGAGTTAATCCGGTACCGACAATTTCACCGTCACCATAACCATTAGGATCGCAAAACATCTGCACTACCTTTTGGTTGTTTCGTCCAAGCTCAATCACCGAGATATAGCTGTATTCCTCACCGTCATAAACAACGGTAGTTTCCATTTCCCCAATTCGAAAATTGCTGCCAGCCATTATTGAGCCTCCGTTACTTCAATTCTTGCACGCCAAATAGGTTCAGCGTCTTTCACTTCTGCTTTACCGCCAACCACATATTGCTCATCAGATTTGACGATGGAAATGTAGTTATTTGCATCAGGATCTAAGTAGAAATATGGGAAGCCTTCGTAAGTCTCGATAACTTCGGACGCGGCCTCTTCAATGTTTACTCGCTGAACGGCTGTATTGTTCGGTTCGTTGGTTTGAATGTAAGAGGTGATCGCCTCTTGTGTTTTTAGCTGTGCTTGACGGTCGATGTAAGCTTTAGTAATTGCGGAACCACCATTACCAAAGAAGCCTAAAGTCGGCCCATCAGAGCCATTCAAGAAGAAAGAAATACGCTTGTTAAACAAATCGTCGGCTTTGCCTACAGTAAACACTACTGACGCAGGATTGGATGAATCAAGCACGTAGTATTGGCAATTTCGCCAGTAAGCTTGTGACAGTAATCGACCAAACGCTTCATAGCATCCAGTGTATGAACCCGCATCATCAAGAAAGACGGTATCTTTCATCGCGATTTGTTCAGCCAATGCTTCGTCGCTGGTGGCGTAAGCTCTCACGCCGTCAAAATCCGTAAAGTCGATAGTTTGCGCCGTGGCAATATCAATCTCTTTAGAAAAGCAAAGCGTAAAGTAATCGGTCGGATCAAAGTCGATTGCATCTGTGCTTTCTGGATCAACTTCATCTGCAAGAATTAGCAAATAGAATTTCTCCAAGCCACCAGTCATCAAGTATTGAACTTCTGTATTTTCCGTGTAATTGGCAATAAGCGTCGGATCATAAATTGGCACTACTTTGTACAACGCAGGGTCAATAATATCGCGTGTTGCCTTGGCTGATTTTTTACTGGTTTTTACTGGGGCTTCCTCGCCCTCTTCCGCTGGTGGCGTGTAACTACCAGTAACCATAACTAGGCATTTATACAAAAAACTGTAGTCGGCCTCTGTAGCGGATTGAGCTTCGCTGATGCTCACCGCATAATCGAAAACAAGTGTATTACTCATAGTCTATCCACTTAAAATGTTTGATTTTTTCGCGTGTTTTGTCGAACTCGATTTCGCACGCAAAGTGAAATTCTTTAGCCACTGAAAGGACGCCAACAGAGAGCCAATCGGATGAGGCTTCCATATTTACTGAAGCCAGTGAGGTTTTACTGCCACTGCGCTTTTTATAGCGATCAAACTTGCTACCTAGGACGCCCAAAACAGGCTTATCTCGCCCCATATCAGCGAGCAACAATCGAATGATCCCAAAAAAGCGAATGTGTGATTCAGAGAAGTACTGCTCACGCACACTTAGGTATTCGACATAAACAATGTCAGCACCGTCATGTAACGCCCCAGCCCAATCAACCGCCTTCAGACCGAAAATATTGCGGATCTCATCATGTAGAGCTTTTCTAAACATACTGAGCCTTTATCGAGTTAAAGAATGAGCCAGTATCGACCATAGGCCAGTCAAAACCTTTACCTTGAACGTTGTATCCGTTGTAACCGGTCCCGCCCTTAATCGTTGTTCGAGCGTTGCTGCCATAGTCTTTTCGCATGATCGGGTTGCGCACTAAAGCGCGGGCTGCGCTCTCAATACGACGAATCATTTCAGGGCTTACTGAGCCAGCATTGAATAGCCTTATCAGTTCGTTGGTGACTCGGATAACATCTTGGTTTTGAAAATGACTTTCCGCTTTTGAGAAAACCCCGTATCGGGTGTCCATGTATTCGGCAAGTTTGGTCATTTTTAGGTTGGTCTTACCTTGGGTACCAGTCTTAACCCGAGACGCTTGCTTTCCTTGAAACGATTTAAGTGGTTTTTCGTGGTCAGCCATTCTTGCCGTTTTGCTTTTGTCTAAAACGCCAATTCGAATATGGTGGGAATTAAAGTCTTTCACCTCTTTTTCTAAATTGGTGAAATCCAGTTCAATGTCCAACGAGAACATTAAAAGCCTCCGCCAATGATTGGAATTCGGGCAGGTTTCACAACAGGCTGTTTATCAGAAAGAGAGCACCCGTTAGCCTCTGCCAGCGCCTTTAAGCGAACCAGAGTGAAACGTTTATTGCTATCTTGAGAAACTCGTTCAATTAGCACCTTTTGTGAAAACTGATAGCACTCACATTCACTTTCTGGATTTGCATTGACAGCGTTGGCAAAATCAATCTCATCCTGAAGCATTGCTTCTGATCCGCAGTTTCGAAGTATTGTGTCGATGAGAATTTGTGAATCTTCGGAAATCATCATTCTCTCCAAAAGAAAAGGGACTCAACAATGAGCCCCTACTTTGACCGGTTATTTATTTGCTTCTTTCGCACGCTCTTTCAAAGCGCGAGACGCTGCAGTTTCAGTGAGTTGGTAAACGTAAGAACCTTTGGCCTCAAGCTCGTTAGCTGCACTTTCATAAGTAAATAAGCTTTTTTGAACCAAACCGTGATCGCCAGATTCTTTTGAGTAAATACCGGGTACTGAACCATGGTGGTTATTTACCGCAGGTCGGTAAGTCAATGAAATATGAGAGCTAGTCCCTAGAATGGATGGAACCTCTAACATTTTCACGTTCTCATAAGCTCGTTGCACCGCAGACTTGCCCGTCACCACGTCACCACCAGACGACGTGATCGGCTTGCGCATAATTGCTGCAATATCTGATGTGTAACTTAAAGTCATGTTCACGTGATCGGCTTCGCCTAGGCCAAGAGCTTTGGCTTGCTCTTCGTAAATGGCGTTAATCACCGTTAGTACGCCAGAAATATCCGATACGGTTACCACTGTTTCATCATACTCAATGGCATTTTTATTTTGCATCATGCCACTGTTACCGTGTTTGCCATGGAAGTGCTCATAGTCATATTGCATCAATAGGCGGTTTAAAAGACCCGCATTGATGTTTACGTCATTGACGTTCTGCATGCTAGACAAGCGAAATTCAATGTGAGTAGGTTGACGATGGTAAGAGAACTCAACCTCTTTTGCATGCGCTTGAGCCAGCTCAGTGGTTGATGGCGTTAACGCCTCAGCAAACTTATCGTCTGGGAACTTACCAGTCACATCATAGTTAATATGAATTACTGTTGCCTGTTGTAATTTACCGTCTGAGTAATCTTCATCAGTGCCTGCGAGATTGGCGGTGTAAGGTACGTATGTGCGCTTGTTGCTACCCATGATTTTTGCATTGTAGCGACGCTCGACCTTTGATTTACATACAACGTTAGTTGCCATATCTTGATTTCCTTCTGGTATCAAAAAAGGGCTTGCCGGTCATCCTGGCTAAGCCCTTTTGGTATCAAATTAATGTTGGCCTTACTCTGCATAGTGTGAGTTTGGCATCAGTTATTTTTTCGCTGTAGAGCGAGAGGCTGTTTTAGAATCCGCACTTTCTGGCGTTGGCGCACCGGCTGGAGCCGAAGCCGCAACNNCGTCTTGGCGGTCGTAAGGCGTGCCATCCGCAGGTGCTTCTTCCACACCACCAATATCAGCAGGAACTAGTGTTACGTCACCCGTTTTGCCATTTACACTCGTTACGCCAGCTGCGCCATCAGAACCCGCAGGAGCAGAGCCACCATAAAGTGTCACTAAAACGCAGCCCTCAACGATTTCGCAATTTTCATCCAAACCGTTAATGTCTAGTTCGTCAATTTTGCCCATGATGGCTGTCGAGTCAGCGGTGCCGATCGGTACCACTTCGCCTGTGGCATTATCAACGGCAAAGCCATTACCAGCCGCTAGCGTTACACCATCTTTTACACGAACAGGAATGCCCTTACCTTGTTCAACAACACCCGTTACCTTACGGATGTTACAAAGGTCGTGGACTGCGAACCCAGCAAACGCAGATCCATTAAACAGAGCTACTTTAGGTTGTTCACCACTAACGGCTACAGAGGAAACCGCAACGCCAGCAACCAAATCACCTTCAAACGCACAAGGGGAAACGACGTCACTATTACCAGCGTAACGAGTTGCACCTAACGGAATTTCACGAGCCATGATGCTCTCCTTATTTCTAGAATTGATTATTTTGATTTAAATGTACGAATTGAGTTTTCGTTTACGCAGATTCGGCGTTGTTTGCCTGTTGGCCCATTTCGAAAATGGAGCCGTAGTCCTTCATGGCTTCACTATCTTTTGTGACAGAGACTTCACGACCACCTTCTTCCAGCTTGCCTTTGTTAAACATTGATCGTTCAATCAAAGGCCCTTACCTTCCCNNGCGGCTAAAGGCCATGCAAGCTTGCGATCAATTTCGTGAGACTTAATGCCGTCTTTGATGATTTTTTCTTTAACCGTATTGCGGTCACGCTCTTCTAATAAATCGAGCATTTTTTCATTTTTGAAAAAGGCGCGAACCGTGGCAGCCGCAAGACCCTGAGCGCGTTCAGCCGGTGTCTTAGCCCATTTTTCAACGTCTTCTTTGACTTCCTTAATATCAAACCAATCAGGAAACATTTCAGAGTTGTCTTCCATGAACTTGTCGAATTCAAGGTTGAACTTGATAGCGTCAGTTAAGTCCGCCTCTGTGTTCTCTTCTTCATTTTGCTTTTCTAGGCGTTGCTGAAGTTTTGCAAGAATGTCATCATCTTCATTCCCAGCCGTTGGCTTGCCACCCAACAGCTCAAGCAGTTTATTGACATCAGGCGTAGCATTAGGCTGCTGCTGTTGACCTCCGGTCCGGTNNCACAGAACCTCCGGTCAATAATTGCAAAAGCAACTCTGATGCATCATCTTTAGGTTGTTGTGGCTTACCACCAGCCAATAACTGCAATAATTGCGCATTCGCGTCATTTGGTTGCGGACCACCACTCAAGAGCTGTAACAGTTTCGGATTAATCGCATTTTGCTGCTGACCAGTAGCACCACTTAATAACGCAATTAATTGCTCCGTTGGATCCTGTTGTTGATTACCACTCAAAAGCGCGATTAGTGGGTTTTGTTGTTCGTTGCTAAATTGGTTTTGATTACCGCCGGCCAATAGTAGTGCAAGTAATTGATGTAAATTCATGCTGCTTTACCTCGATTGATTTTATTAACAATTTGCTGAGCGTGAGATTGCCCAGATGTAATCTTCATTCCACACTGACAGTTGTACTCAACCCCAAGCCCTAATTTTTCAGCCTGTTTAATGGTCATGCGTTTACCGTAGTGCAGAGCGTGCGTGGCGCGTTCCTCTTCTGCTGAAGATGGTTGCCACTCAATGATGATTTCGTCGGCGTGTTCTGAGCTTGAGAGGGTTTGAACAATCTCGCTGCTGAGCGTGCCAGTCATTGTGTTTTTGATGTTTGCTGCGAAATCCAAGTTTGATTTGTTTTTGGATTTTTCCAGCCTTTTGATCGTCATGTAGGCGTTGGACTTGGCGTCCATGAGAATTGAATATTTATTGATGAGTTTTAGCTGTTCACGCTGCATTCCTCCATGCTCGTTGTAAATACGCTCAAAGTTAATCCCAAACCAATCAAGTAGGTTTTCAGCCATTGTGTAGGGATACAGATACATGCTGTCCCCTTACTAATTTTTGCTAATTCCTAGCTCGGCAATGGGTAGAACGGTTTCAACCATTTTTAAAATAAACTANNCTTTTCGCCGTCAGTGAAAAGCGAGCTCATTTCGATTGAATTTAAGAAGTTGGATATTTCTGGCAATTGTTCAATGTCGGGCTTAATCATAAAGTCGGCACCAAAGACCGATTCAAATATGCCCCTTAGTACCTCGTTAAAATCACGTACTGAAGCCAAGCGGTTTTGCTTGCGGTCACCGTCACCCGTTGAATTAAGGGAACCGACCAACTGACCGTTAACAAATGACATTGGACGGCCTGTTGCGTTACAGATTAGAGAGTAAGCGTACTCAAGCTGCTCTTTTACTGGCTTAACATCGACCTTTGGCATTTCTAAAGCCGATTGAGCATCAATGTACGCCACACTGCTTTTCTTAAGCGCATCGTTGATTTTATTGATTTGCGTTTCGACTGCCGTTAGCACCTCTTTGTCTGAAATGAGTTCGCTCAAATCACTAATCTTCAGAAGTACAGCCCCGCCAACACGTATTAGCTTTGCTGCACCAACGATGGCATCAAACACCATTCCGAAATAGGCCTCTAACAATTCTGTCCGATGGAATTCTTCAAAATCCAACTCAACAAAATCGAGCTTATTTACTTTTTTAGAGAAAACGGTATACGTGCGCTCTTCGAAATAGAAAGCGTGCTCACGACCGTGGATTGGCCGCTTACGAAGCACAACCTTGCTCTCCTCCGACATAGCCTCAATGACGTAATACATCAAACCACGCTGTAGTTTTGGTGAGTGAGAATCGTAAATCGTTTTTGAAAAATCCGAGCTTCCTATCTCATCTGGTATTGCGACAATTTCTAACGTCACATACATAATGCGCGAATAGAGCTCTCGAATAGCTATTTCAATATATCGCTCTCTTGCCAATGAGAACGGGTCAAATTCAGTAATAACCGGGAGCAATCGTGGGTCTTTGGCGCGAAGGAACTGGTAATATTTTTCAAAATCCTGTTTTTTGTCAGGAGGCGACTCAGAACCACCAGCTTTATCTTCTGGCTCGTCAAATATGCCCATTAGTGTCTACCTCTTATTTTGATCTTGTCTGAAACAATACCGCTTCTTACGGCGCAGTTTGTTGTAGCGTCCGGTGCATCATCATGCTCAGCGTCTTTATTAAATTTCTTGTGTTGGGTGAGCCATTCTTGATTTGACCAGTTTTCAACAAGGCGCAAACGCATTAAGTTCAAAAACGCTCCGACACGAAATATCCTGTCGTGCTTATTACCTAGCGTTGTACGTGGTATGGCATCAATGCCACGAACGGAGAAATAATCCTGAGGTGCTGTCCCGACTCCGTTGTCCTCGTAATAAAACTCAACAACCGGAAACGAATTGATTTTTTCGGCAATTTGGTCAATCGCTGAGTTCCAAGAATGAGGAAAGCAATATCCCCACGCGAATACGTATCCATAGACGNNCGAATACGTATCCGCGAGTCTGGGAAACGAAGGATAGAGCCGTAAAGTCGCCGCCTTTGTAGGAAGGGTCCAAAAAGGCAACACACGGCAACAGCTCTTCATCTTCCTCAGCTGTAACCACCGGCGTTTCTGCGAATGGGTAGCCGGAAATTTTCGGTGAAGGCTCACCAAGCCAAACGTGTGGCCAAGTAACCTCGCCTCTCTCCCTTTCTGCTTGTTCAAGTAATTGGGTGTCTTGGTAGCGTTTAGGTAAATCGAAAATGTTGATGTGCTTAATGACCGCGCGATCACCAAATGATCGCACTTTCGAGATTACCGGGTCTTCTGCAAAGTTAGGGTTCATTGCGAAGAAGAAACGAGCTTCTGTTAAGTCAACCTCTTCCGCACCAAATGCCAATCTCAACAGGCGCTCATATTCAGACGTAAACGAAACATTGCCTGAACGGTTTACTGTAGGGAAAAGCACATCAAGAGAGTCTTGTGAAGCATCCTGCGCTTCGTCCATGAAGACCATGCGCACTTTATGCTTACCCTTAATTTTGTTTACTTGGCTAAATGCTGTTTTGCCGCCTGTGGAGCGCAAGCCAGTAAATGCAAATTCAACATTCGTTAGTTTGTTGATGATTTTGCTATGGGTAATTTTGAAATATTGTTCAAGACCAGCCTGCTTGATTAAGTCACTAACGACTGAGTGAACGGAATCTTCAATTGAAGTCTGGATTTCACGTAAAACCAAAAAAAGCGAATCGCGGTATTTTTCCTCAAACGATTGTTCAAGCATGTAACAGATAATTGCGAAGGTTTTACCAGAACCGCGGCCACCTTTTAAAACGATGTACTTAGCAGCTTCATCACCGAATATCTTTCGGTAAATAGGAGGAATGCTAAATTTCTCTTTAGTCTTTAAAAGCATTTTCTTAGAAAACGCCTTTATCATTCTCCGTAGGTGTAATGCCTCTTTTTTGTTATTTCGTCTTTCTAGTTTTCCTATCAGGCCGTCAACATCGACCTTAGCCAAGATCTCTACAACTTCTTCAGGAGTTATCTGTTGACTCATCGTTAGTCTCTACTTCTAAAAAGGCTTTTAGTGCACTCCCCAAGTCCTGAGTAATGTCCTCAAGTTCTAAATCGTCGAAATCATCTGGCAAATCATCTTCCTTGTAATTCTCACGATAATTTTTCGGGTCCAGTCTTCGAAGGCGAAATTGAAGCAGCGAATCTGAATAACGGCGAATAGGGACTATCTTGCTAATGGTCTTTCCGTCCTGAGTAACCTTTAGTGATTTGTAGTCAACGACACCATTAATGGCTCTTCGGTCAGCTTCCTTTTCAAGCTTCTCAATTAAGTCTGCTTTTGCGTCTTCTAACTGCTGAGCGAACGTAGGGTCGTTTTCAGAATAGTGATAAATAGAGCGACGATTGTAACCAGCGTTTTTAGCAGCCTCGCCTATAGTCGCTCCCTGTTCTAATGCTTCAAAAAATCGCTTGTCTCGTGCCCTCGTTCGTTTCGTCTGTCTGGACACTGAAAATCTCCAAATTTAGAAAATCTTTATTTTCGTTAAATGCGCTTTTGCTCTTTCTTGTGAAAAATGAGAAAAATAAAAATTAAAAAAAGCCGCAGCCGCTCCCATGATGTGGGAGTAGCAAAACGGCTTTTTCTAAAATCGTGATTTCCGGGAATTTACGGGGGTNNCCCTGCACTTTTGATGCTTTTCGTTTGGGCTTGATATTCGTTTTGAACTAAAAGCGCATAGAAATAAACAATTAGATACTACTTTCTATAAGCTTTTGGGGAGTTATTGAGTACGCACAAGTACTCCTCAAAAACCGCTATTTCCCTGATTTTGGATCAACTTCGATTTTGCACTCTTTCTTTAGAATGATGTTTCCAGATGACCCTTTCTCTCCACATGAAGCCATTCCATTACGACTGTTTTGTTCTACGTGGTAACTAGTACACCCACCAGCTAACAAAACACTTAACATTAATAACGCTCTCATTTCTCTTCACTGTCTCCCGAGCACATACTGACAGCTCGCAAACCACTATCGTCAATTTTTACCGTGTTCTTGCACTGCGAGCCACTTACTGCCCCGTTCTCGACATAGGCTACCGATGTGCAACCATTGATGAGTAGTACAAACACAACCACTGCTAAAGTTTTCATGCTTCGCCCCAATAAAATACTGCTTCAATTTTCTTCCATGTGTTTTTTCCGACAATTCCATCATTGGAAAGGCCGTACTTGTCTTGAAACGCTTTAACGCTTGCTTCGGTACCATTACCGAAAATGCCGTCAGCATTTAAGCCAAGGTTTAGTTGTAGCTCTCGCACATCCACGCCGCGAGAACCATTTCTTACCGTTGTTCTATCCAGTGAAAATCCAAAAGCGAGTTTTAGGGCACGCTCAAAATCGTATGCGTATCCGGCAATAGTTTCAGCTCTGTCAGTTCCGTTGATGATTCGACGAGCGTTTACATAATCGGGAGTTTCTTGGTCTAAATAATCTGAATACTTTGAGCCGGTAAACAAGCCGGTGGCCATGCCAATTAAAGTGGCTTGTGCAGAGTAGATTGGAGTAAGAAGTAAGTTAGGGTTATTCACCAAGTCGACACCCTGCTCTAACGTATAAATATTAAATAGCAATCGGCTTAAACGTTCGTAGTTGTATTTCCATGTGACCTGAACATCACCTCGCCCGTAATAGGTTTGCCCTGTTATTGGATCTGGTATCCCATACTCATGGCCAACGCCTTTACCATACTCCTCGACAGGCTGCATGTTGTATGCGGTTTCGTGATACACAGTAGCTAGTGAGTAGGCTAAGTAACTCAGTGGAATACGCATTCGTTTAGAGCGCAGTAAAAAGTAAGCAAGCATATAGCGCTCACAACCCAATGACTGCTCCTTTGTCATTTCACCCCGAAACAAAACTGCATTTATGCGCGTCGATACCGCTTGGGACGAGAAAAATTTCAACATAAGAACACTCTATTTGGACATAAAAAAACCGCCACAATGGGCGGTTATAAAATAATTTAGATGTTGCAACAGTGAGTCGCGAAGTCTCATGCTGTCACAATAGACTGAAAAATTCGTAACGAATACCCTTTTCACATAATTAAAAGGAACTCATCGCGACCGACTAATTAAAGAACTATTGTGTAAGGTCTTCAATTGGTGCGTTTGGTGCGTTGGTTTTTACCGATTCAATACCGTTATCTCGAGACGCTGCGCTTTCATAAGATTGGCTTGTACCTATCACTTGATGGTTACCAGCTTTTAGGTTGAACATGTATTTCCCAGCTACAGTTTGTTTCCTTTCATATTTTGAATCGTCAGGCGCATTCTTTTTCACTGAATCAATGCCATTTTCACAACTTGATTTTGTTGTGTAACCCTCACTAGCTAAGATATTTTGTCCATTTCCTGCTTTTAAACGAAAGCGATATTCTCCCGCTGTATCTTTATAAAGTTCAAATTTTCCAGACATAGAAACCCCACAATATTATTGACAAATCAACCATTAAAGACACAGATGTATGCACATCCGACCATATAAAACATAATCAATTTTTCAAAACTTTCAATTATGTTGAATGAGTAATGTGCTCTCGCTTCTTTAGGTGTGCTCTCAAAGAACTTAATGCACTCACAGGTAGCCGCCATCTATAGAGTTATAAACAACCAAGGACATTTTTGAGAGCTAATTTCAATATCAATTAATTCGCGTTGAAGCTATCTGTAGTTGTGCATATGGTAAGCGCACAATCGTAAATGGAGATTATGTTGTGCAACCTAGAGGCAAACCACTTTCTGTACCACTACGTCCCAAAAATCCAACGGCACTTGAACTAGCTGTACACCGATATGAGGTTTCGGCTATTAAACTTTATAATCAAAGTTTGGATGAGAGCGACCCTAAATCTTTAAAAGCTTCTCAAGAAGATTTGAAACACCTCAAAACCTTGAGACGTAGCTTAAGCGCACAGGTATCATTACAAAAACAACTTACAGAATATCAAGAGCGAAGCGCAGCTACTTCGCCAGACGATTTAATGGATGAACCTCATCACCCTACCCGTATTTTGGCAAGAAACCTAACCAGTATCGGTGAAATCAAGCCAACTAAACGACATGATCCTCACCATATTATTATGGGAGCTGGGCAATTCCGAAAAATGGAAATGATGCTTGCAAGACTCAACCTTCATACGTTTGGTCTTGGAATCAATGACCCATCTAATGGTGTTTGGTTACCTCGAAATGTGAAAGACAAAGGACATTGGAGTTCTCCAGATGCTGAAGCACATAAAAAAGTTCATCGCTATAACTATGAAACATGGATAGTTACAAATTTAAGCAGTGACTCTCTTAAAAAAGATGTGTTCATTAACCGTCTTCGTAATATCAAAATTAAATTAAAAACTTCTACTTACCCCGAAGGTATGATTTCTAGCAAAAACCCGAACTGGAATGGTGAATAATGAACGTCTACCAATTGAAAGAGATGCCGCATGATTACAAGGCTTTGCAATTAGGTCCGACGGAACTCTTCGGTGCCATAGGCAAACAACATCTAATGACCATACACCGCCAGCGCTCTCAGAACACGTCATTACTAGATATTTGGAAAAATGTATCCGCCTCATTCGATGACGTTTTAGGAACTAACGCTGACATCCCTGATGTGTCGCTGTGGTCTATGACATACCTAGTACTATCCCATCGTGCTTACGAAATATTAAAACCCATCTTAGAAAATGAAGGTGAGTTTCTATTGGTAACTGCCGGAGAGGAACAAGTTTATGTCTTTAACTGCCTCTCCTTTGGCCAAGAAGACGAATCTGTTTGCGTGAAGAAATATCTTGATGGCATCGAAGATGGTTACGAAACACTTTATTTCGAAGAATCTGATATCGAGAAGCGATATCTATTTAAATCACGACTTGAAGGTTGTCAAAGACTGTATGCCACTGAATCTTTTAAACGCTTATGTGACCACTATGACTTGCGTGGACTCCGATTTGAAGAAGAGCTGCTGAGCGTGTTTTAGAAGTAATAATGTAAATAATTTTTGAAATGGTCTGAGCAAAATCCATATGTGAAAATTGTAGGGAGATGACTATGAATTGGAGTGAAAAGGATTTTTGGAATGAGAACTACTTTAATGATATCACTAGAAGCTTAGAGTCCGGGTCGTTTATAAATTTTGAAATTGACTATCATCCAATATTTCAAGTTGGAGTATGGGTTGTAGAAAGAGTCGATTTGGTAATTCGAGAGGTCGGTGACTTTGAAGAATATGTTCCTTTAACACGAGCTGCCATTCTTGCCTTGGAAGCCGCATTTAAAACCTATCCGGAGTTTGTGTCATACCACATACAGCATTCTATTGGGGCTCTAACATACGCTGGAATTCTTGACGCTAACAATAATGATGTGCGAGAGTTTTGGCGTTATGTATATAAATTTTCTGATAGTAAATCCTGGGTAAATAGACTTGCGATTCATACGTTGTCGGACGATGATTTTTACGAAAAAGTCAGAGAAGTATACCTTTACTCAGAGCAAGGGTTAAATGACTACGAAATATTCAAACGCATCGAACAAGATTCTTTTTTGTTGGAGCGGACGATTACCAGTGCAGATTCATTAGTTGAGTTAGGTATCATTTCAGATAGCCCATGTGCCTAGTAATACGTTTGAGAGGCCTTAACAACTCTCAATATTTTTACGTTGCTTTGGTTTTTAAGGTGCTTTGCAACGACTCTGGTATTACCAGCCAACCCTCTTAAAAAGAATTTCTAAGATGTGCTTTTTTCAGTGCCACAACTAAAGAATAACCAATAGTTAAGAAAGGAAAGAGCAGAAACCTTAAGGAAGGTTAATAGGCCGTAATTTCTACATCACAACATCAGGAAAATAACGCCTAGAGCTAGCTTTGGTGAATAATCAGGCAAAATATAGGCAACATTATATTTCGGTAAATCTGATATCTAAATGCCATATCTATTAAAATCATGACTTACCCCATCAAAGACCACAATCGATCCAGTTGTGATTAAATTCTATACTTAAGTAAGAAGAGTTTTGAACATTTCTTAATCTAAATGGTTAATTCTATCAATAAGAATATCTTGTTGGACTAGCATTAATAGAAAGAAATTATTCTCAGCGCGTTGTATTTATCCACAATATCTATAAATAAAATCCAACCATCAATTGACTTTATAAAACTTAATAAGCTAACATCCATGCCCCGTTTTTAAACAAATACTAAAAATGATTAAATTCAAAACCATAACTCTGTTTTTAATGTTATTTATGTCAATTGGCTCGGCTTTTTCTCAGACCAAAATTGAAAATTATAAAGGTAACTATTTTCCAGTTGTAGGACCTATGCCATTAGTGGTTGATGGAATTTTAGACGACTGGGATAATAAATTATCTGTATCTAAAGTTTCTTATGAAAAATATGATTTGAGTCTTCAATACACAGCGTATAGGCGTGGTTGGCCTAGAAAGGACTATATTGCTTTAGGTTTAAAAGTGAAAGGAGACAACCCAAAATTCTTAGCAGATAAAATAAAGTTCAATCTGAGATACATGTCTGCACCTGGTAATTTCGTTACGTATAGAGAATGTCATCGGTACGGAAGGAAACTTAGTATAAGTATAAGGAAAAGGTGTTTAGAGTATGGTGATATCGTAGAGAAGAAAGTGGCATTTAATTTTGATTATATCTCTGAGTTAGATCAATTCACTATTAGTAAAGATTCGCTATGGGACGAAGCCAGAGGACATTATAACTCTGTAACAGGGTATCAAGAAGCAAGCTACTATGATGGAGAGTATACTTATTTCGAAGCAATCATACCTGTTCCCAAGGCTTCATCAGGTCAGAAGCCTTATTTAACAATGTTGTTTAGCAATGCCCTTTTTTCAGAGACATATAAGGGGTACGCAGGTCAATTTCGTTCAGTTGCACAATGCGGTAAATTCTGTCCTCATCCATCTGGTTGGGTAGAACCACCCAAAGTAGGGGCAGTTCAGATATCTGCCTCACTCAGCGCGCCTGGTTCATCATACTCAGTAGCAGCAACCACCAACTTGAAAGAGGTTGCCATTTCTACGGATGCTGGAGTCAATACAGGCACAGATCCTGAAGCCGAAATGACTTTGATGATTTACAATACTGATGACCTTAACGCAATCACTGAAGGCCCTGTATCAGTGTTTTCGGGTGATATTGGATTAGGCGTAGGTATCGGCGGAACTTATGTCCAAAGCTTAAATAGTGATGTGTGGGGGGTTGGATTATCTGCAGGGTTTGTTGGTTTACCTGACGCACAAATGGGGATCAATACTGGTGTATTGATTAATAAATTCGATACCGAAGCTGAATTAATAAACATGATAAAGATGTTTAATAATCCAACTGCTGAAAGATGTGGTTTGAGTGTCCCATGGTCATTTTTAAAAGGGAAACGAGTCATGATCAAGTCTTGGGGGCGTGTGGTAAACATTAGCCATTATAATCATGTCCCCGCTTGTACAGCCGACAATGCAAAGCCTAGCGAATATAACTGGGATAAAGGGAACACAAATAATAAAAATGATATCATAGTGCTTGATAGCTTGATTTATGAAAATGGATGTTATGTATCTACAACTTGTTGTGGATACAAATATGAAGTTAATAAGGAGCATTGTAAATGGCCTAAAAATCGACCATATGAAAAGAGTGACCCTTACATTGGTCTCCTAGAGGCATTACATCACGGTTGGTTACATTGATTTTATTTTGCTAAAATTATGAGGAGTTAAATATATTGCAATATACTACATATTTTGAAATGGCTGGATTGAGTAATATACAACTCATATTTATTTCCGCATCTTTATTTATTCCATTATGTGCAACTTTTATTAACTTAAGAGCAGATAAACTTGTTTTACCTGGTAAAGTAAAACGTCTTAAAAGCTTTTCTCTAATTTTTGGTTGTATTACTGGAATAATTGGTCTTATAGGCTCTTATGGTATTATTCGTGATTATAATGAATTAAAAAATCAATATACTTATGGAAATATTGAAGTAGTGACCGGTTTAGTCAGAGGAATAACACTTCAGAAAAAAAATGGAGATAAGGAGTCTTTTGTCGTAGGTAATCAAAAATTTTCATACTCTCATAACGAGGCCTCTAGTACTTTTAACAAAACACGTAAAGTTGGAGGACCTATTGTTGAAGGTTTACCTGTAAGAATAACTCATTATGACGGAAAAATAATCAAACTTGAGATTGGTAAATAGCTTGATACTTACGTATAGAGTCAAGTATTCATAATCCTCAATATATATCGCCGCGCGCGCGCGCGATGGCCTTAATATGGGCCGCTTATTATGATAAATGTCGTGTAACAAACACTTCAAGGCTACCATTTTACAGAAATACCTTATGTATTAGTTGGTATAATTAAGCCCCCTAAAACTGAAGGAAGTTCAACTTGGCAGCAATACGACAGCTATTTATCATACGCTAGCCTAAATCCCATTTGTTCACGCTGAATGAGCATTCCACAAACCATTGATTCCATTAAAAGTAACAGTGAGCGAACCTTGCCTTCCGTGCATTGCTTTTTGTCTTCTCTTGTCGCCCTTCTCGCAATCTCACTTTTATTAATTCCATAGACATAGTGAAGAATAAAAAATGTCATTGGCCTTGGATTTTCCTCATCCATCATACAAGCAACCAACTTATCAATGACTAGAGCATCATCATCACATAGCTTATATCTTAAGTCTGGAGTCATAGGCAGGACATTCGATAACCCACACATCTGTGTATACCAATGACAACCAGTATTATTGTGTGACCAGTTCCCCCACCCTCTTAACAGTACTCGTGTACGTTCTAAATCTTGATCTTTCATATTGATACCATTACTTCAATTGCATGTTGGTGTGAACTAAGCTGACTCGTAGAAATACTCAAAATTAGTACTCATCACGTCAGCCTTGGCCTTGTAGACTTTCTCAATGTCGTATAGGTCATACACCGTCCAGTTCTGCGGAGAGTGATAACTTTCTAACGTTTCTAAGCGAGATAGTCCGATACGTTCGATAAGTCCACGTCGGTACTCTTTCACATTCCCCGATTTGTTCCCATTGCATTCGTAGCACTGGCCATGGGCATTGTCTTCATTGAATCTAAGTTCAGGGGCTGCGCCTACAGAACGAAAGTGGCCGCAACACAGAGGCAAGTAGCGTCCACAGCTAGCACACGGTTTTCCGCTATCGCGTAACACGATAAAACGGTTAAATTGTTCTTGAGCTTTTTGAACTCGATACCCGTATTTCTTAATTTTCATTTGTCAGCCACAGCCCCATAAATCCAGTAAAAAGAGCCGTTAGGTAGATGAGAAACAAACTATCGAAATGGAAGCCACGCCCAGCGAAGAGAAAGCAGAATTGCAAGAATGCTGACGATACCACTGCTATCGCACTAACCACCGTAAATAAGGCAAATAACAGACGTATCATGCGAACTCCATAAAGCGATATACGGCGTTTTGCATCTCTTGCTCGTCGTTAAATACTTGAAAAAGTGATTGGTTCCATATGACGTTAAAACAACCTTTGTAAATTTTTTCGAATTGTTCTTGGTCTGCGTTCTCAAAAGCGATAGACCAAGGCCGCTTTAATGTTCCTCCATTGGGGAGCATTTCTAAATCAAAATAACCAGCTTCGATCATCACTTGGTATCGGTAGTTCTCAATACACTTGTAAGCCTCTGGGTCGCAGTGACTTTCTCGCTGTTTTTTTATTTTCGATAAGACGATGTTGGCAATCTCAATACCATGTGTTTCATACATGTCTTCTCGTCCAGCCAACTGACAGAATTGCTTCGCAGTTTCATGTGCTATGTAATACTCTGGTTCGCTGATTAGGCTTACGTCGGGAGACCAATACTCGAATCCTAGGTGTATCAACGCAAAAAATTTACGGTGGTGATCCAAAACACGGGCTTTCGCTTTAGACTTAGGCTTAATAGCCACAACGCGTCCACGCATCGTAGCAGCCTTTTCGCGCATTTCAGGTGTTGCGTACTGAATATAACCACCAGTACCAATTGCACCGATGATCTCTGTCGTTTCTTTTTTTGCCTTCACAGTTGAACAACTACGCACGTTTCAACTCCTTAAAGTGAATTCTTGGTTTCGCCAACTTTTGAGCCTTTTTGGCTTTCTCTATCATCAAGTCGACACGAAATTGAGTGTTCTCAGAGTCATCATCGTTAGCCGCGATCATCTGCTCATAATCTTTGAGAGTAATGCCATAATCATTCGCTATGTCGTTTAACATCTGATTCGCTAACTCACGCGCTTTGCGCCACTCTCCACAATTGTGAAAGTGCTTGTAGATATCCTCATATTGTTCACTAGCAACTTTTTGATTTGCCATATTCAGGCGTTGCAACTTACCCTCGATAAACGGCAGATCAGATGGAATGCCCCACTTTTTAGAACCGGCATACCAAAACTTCGGTAGGTAGTAGATCATCTCTCCCCCTGCAATCGCTCTCGGATTTGTCGTTGTTGCTGGATGAATTTCTTTAACTTTTCAATATCCGCTTGGAAACTGACAATAGCTTTATCGCCACCAGGAATGTTCCATTGTTGATGCTGCATAATGTTCTGCTGCAAACCTGCTACTTTAGATTCAGCTAGACGTATCTCGTTCTCAATTTGGGCTGTACAGTCAAGCTGAACTGGTGACTCTAGGTTTTTATTGCATCGTCCCTTGTTCTGCTCTTTGGCTAACCAAGAATTGATAAATCTAGGGATTCCACTTTTGGTCTTGCGTCTGGTGGGATTAGATTTCAACCAACCAAGCATGTTTCGAAATTCCTGATAAACATCTACAGACGGATACAGCTTTCTGAACTCGAATATGTCCTCCATGTACACGGAATAAATCTCACCACGACGATTCGTTGGAAATTCAAATTCAGATTCAGGTTTTCTGGTTTCAAGCAATTCATCATTGCTTGGAACAAGATCTTTTAAAGGATCAATGGTTGGTTCTATGACTGGTTCTGTTACCCAATTTTGGGTACCTTTCAAATCCGTTTTTGGGTACCTTTCAAGTCCAATTTTGGGTACCTTCGGAAGGTGTCCATTTTCGGGTACCTTCTCTTCAGGGCTCGTGGTTCTTGATGATTTTGGGACTTGATGCTTCACATCGTCTTCTATGCCTAACAATTCCCATACAACAACCTGTTTCGTTGACCCCTTTCTTTTCCCAGAATCTCGAATGATCCCAAGCTCTTGCATTACCTTTAGGTTCGAACGAATTGTTTTGATGTTTAAGCGAGTATCGAGCTCTATACGCTCCGCACTCGGATATGCTCTATGATACTCATCAGCTCGATCGGCAAGAGATAGAAGAATTAACTTCATCGTGGCCTTGATATCTTGTCGCCACGCCCAATCTGTAGCTCGTCTACTCATATTCTTGACTTCCAGCGCTACGCTGCGCTTTTCTTATACGCCTAGAGGTAAAACCAACAACCCTCTCACCAATCGTTAAGCGTTTGACTTTTATGGCGGTCAAACTCGCGCTGCTTTTCCAGCAATATATTCGTAAGCCCCTGATAACAATCAACGGTCTTTCCTGCCACGACTAACTCTTTAACCGTAAACTCTCCATCTCTGATGACGACTTGAACTGGAGCAGTGATTGTTACGATTTCAGAAACGGGAATTAATGATTTATCAATTACGCCTTTTTTCATTTGTCCATCCCATAAACTCGAATCGCAGCTAACTTGCTCGCGATAACTCGTGCAGCGGCTTCAATAGCAGCTGACTTAATAGCTTTCGCTTCTTTGTTGTCGATCATTTGGTCATCTGCGAGTGCTCGGCAAATCTCGACATTCGCTTCACCAAGTGCAGCCATCTCTTTGATCTGGATTTCGCTAAGCTCTTCCGCGTCAAGTTCGAATTCCGCCATAGGAACAAACAAACCACCGCGTTGGCCTGCGCGATATTGAGCCAGAAAATAGGTACCGGCGTGGATTTCCATTGCTTCTAGATCTTCATCATCGAAAAAACGGCAACCGTTTCGTTCATAGAGCTTGTTGTTGAAGGTGGTTTCAGACATACCAATTGCGCCAGCTAAAGCACCTCGACCTCCCTTGGTCTTCTTGATGATTTCTTTGACCACTTCTTTTTTCGAGTCAAATTTCACTAACATAATTAGATTTTCCTTGTAGTTATGCGGCTCTATTGATTGCTGTACTATTGAGCTGCTCTTTAGTAAGAGAGATAAGCAACTCGGTGGAAAATTTTGACTCTGATAGAGCCTCAATCTTTTCCGCGTAATCAGATTCACCAGTAATTACCGTCCTAGGCAAACAGTTCTTAGCTTTCCACTTAGATACTGCTTTTGGCGTTACAGAGCATGCTTTCGCGATATTGCTACCACCAAGTTCGTCAATGATTTTTTCAATTGATAATTGTTTCATTAATCACCCCTCAAATATGTACTTTTGGTACATCATAACTATGAACTGATAGTGCCGTCAAATCAATATAAAATTGTACCTATGGTTCATGATGAAAAATTGCGTGAAGATTTCTCGGTTAGGCTTGCGCAGGCCTGCTCTGACGCTGGGATTGAAGAACATGGTCGAGGGGTAATTCTCGCCAAACGACTTGGTGTTACTCCAAAAGCAGTAAGTAAGTGGCTGAATTCAGAATCAATGCCAAGACAAGGAAAGATGAAAGAGTTGGCCAAGGTGCTAAATGTTAGTGCATCTTGGCTTCAATATGGTGAACCAGATAATGGCGTAGAAAACGTCACCCATCTAGATATACAACCATCGCACAAGGGTGATTTTCCTGTATTAGGAAAAGTATCAGCCGGTAAATTTAAAGAAGCAGTTCAACACTTTGACCTCGAATACCTCTCAACAACAGTAAAATGTCATCCAGACTCATACTGGTTAATTGTTGATGGCCACTCAATGACAGCACCACAAGGTTCAGGAGTATCCTTCCTAGAAGGCATGCTGATATTGGTTGACCCAGAACGCGAATATTGCAACGGCAACTTTGTAGTGGCTTACTGTGAAAACAAACATATGGCTACATTCAAGAAAATAAGCATCGAGCCTGAAGGCACATTCTTAGTGCCTTTAAACCCAGACCCTACTTACAAGCGCATCAATATTGCAGAAGAATTTTGTGAGATTGCTGGTGTAGTTGTTGATGCTAGGTGGAAGCTGTTTTAGTCACAGAAACCAACTATGCTTGAAGAGTTCAGTGAGAGTTAGACATAGATAAAAGACACACCATGCAGACGCATTAAGTTGACTTGATACTCAACCAAAGAAGATACCGCCTTTATGGCGGTTTTTTTGTACCTGAAATTCATTATTTTTCAATATTTAACAAATACCCCCACATTAAAATGTACTTTTGGTACTTTACAATAAGTGAACTTATGGTACATTTCATTCATCTACACGGAAAAGTGCTCTTTAACAAATTAAGCCATGAACGACTAACCATGTTTGCGATAGCTGCATGTTAGGTCACTCCGAGCATCCAGTGACGGAGGACAGAAATTCACTGAAATAAAGCTTGTGTACCTCTACGGATACCGGGTGCAGCTTCTTATCGATGATGGAACCGCATTTGCTGGAAAGGCTTAACTGTGTGAATGACACGATAAGTATACAAGTCCCGCTCGTCTCAGCGGATCGGTAGAGACAAATTTGGCTTTCTTATGAGAGCCATTTTGAAATGCTCTTAACGGTCGGTCGATTTTGATAGTGACAACCGACTGAGCCTTGATAAATCGCGTTAGGGGCATTTCAAAATTGCGGTATCGGACCGGTCTTTAAGATCTGTGTATTAATTTTTATCCGGTACCGCAATTTACCCTAGTACACACGTCCCAATAAGCACAAGACTTTCTTTAGAGGTATTAAAGAGCGCACCCATTGCAACCTCTCTCCCACCTAGCCAGCTCTGGCTTATGCGTGCTCTGTTTAATGTCTCTACTGAGGAATTGACTGTGGACAGACCTTCCCAAGAATCCGTTGAGCAGTTCTGGCTCTCGGTAAAAAAACTACCGCACGATCGAAAAATTATGACCGATTACTGCCGGAAGCATGGTTTCCGTAGTCCTGACTCGGTTGAAGAAAATTTTGAAACTGCATCTTCCCTCAAAATTCAAGGCAGCTTAGCTGTATAAGGACACCTTAAAATGGCTGATAAGTATTTCAAATTAACCTGTAATAAAAAGGTATCGCACAAAGCGGTAAAAGAATCTGGCGATTTGGAACCTGTAATTCACTACATTAAAGCCGCAACCCAAGAACTAGCCAAATCGGAAGCTGTTTGCAAGGTTGAAGCAACTCATCCACTATGCACCGAAAATGAAAATTCCGGATACAGTGATTTCTTCAAAGGCGTTAAGGCCGAAAAAATATCAGAAGAAGATTACAACGCAGCAATTATAGAATTAGAAGCCAAGGGGGTTGACGAAGGCGAGTTCATTCACTCAGATGAACAACAAATAAATGTTCCGGATACCCCGTACCCTACCCTAGGCCAAGATGGATACTACGACACAAAAGATCCTCAAGTTGAAGATTCCTCTTTCATTTACAGTAGCGAAACCGACAGTATGAAAGCTGCTAAGGTCTTCATTCTGAGAGTTGGCCATAGCCAATATGCTTACGGCTTCCGATTTAAGTTTGGTGACTTCGATAAGCACGAAAAAATGAACTTAGATCGAACCGAAGAAAAACGTGACGACGCGATTGATAAAGCGGTGGAACGCCTTGAAAAATTCCTAGATTACCAAGATGAGTTTGGCCCCGAAGACCAAAAAGCCTTTATCTCCGCAACGATGAAACATGATTTTTATCATGCATTCCTAGAACCTAGTGAACTGTTTATAACAGCACTATCACAGCACCCAGACGCAAAGAACGCATTAGAAGCCCACAGCGATTATTTAGAAGTTGTTGAAGGTCATTTTGCGGACATCTGGCCTTTAGATAAATCCCCAAATCAAGCAATTGAGCATGTGAACTCAATGGTAACGATTGGTGTTCTATACGATTTAGAAGCTTTCACCGAGAGCTTGAAACCTTACCTTCCTGCCGTACTAACCGAGAAAACGAAAGAGTCGATGAAACATATTGAAGATGTTATCGACAAGCCAGCAGCCAATGAATACATCATTGAACCTAACTGCTGGAAAGCCGCTCTCCCTGTAACCGATGAATTACACGTCGTTATTGCAATCCGAGATTGTGGTGACGAGGGGTGGCAATATGCTGTCGAAGGCAATCAGAAAGCAGAACGCGCATTCGGTGACGCTAACGACTTTGGCTGTGAGTTTGCCACCACCCGAAAAGAAGCGATCAAGATGGCTGGTCAGGCAATTATTGACGCTCTGTACAAGTACGATAGCTCATTAAGTCTAGCTAAGATTTTTATGAAATCTCCATACATTCAGGAGTTCGAAGAAAATTGCATTGAGGTGATGGATAGCGAAGACTTACCACCTAACGAATGTTCACCAATAGAAAATGCAGTACGTGAACGCCTAGCTCGTCGCCCTACAGCAAGAATGACAGAGGGCGAAGCAAAACTCGCTATGGATGCACTACAACCTCACATCACAGCTCAAACCGACATCGAAGAACTAGTGGAGACAATTAACGGCTTGGAAAGATGTGGGGTTTTATTTAATGAAAGTGAGGCTGAGTATCTAGTGGCCAGATGTACGGTTACTAAAAATAACATTCAACACAAACCAGCACATAATTTAGAAAATGAGTATGAATGCTTTATTGCTGAAATATTTTCTCGCATTAGTGATGGTAGCCCATATCTAACAACAGAGCAGTATGAAGAGGCAGGAGAGAAGCTTGCTGCCGTAGTAGATGAAATCACTAATTGGCACAACGGAGAACGGGAACACAACGGTAAATACTTAACTTTCGTTAAAGACAAAACACTAGAAAACATACGCAACATTGATTTTGATGATGCAAGCGAGGTGTCAAAATCATTTCTAAACATCCGAACTCTTCGCGCTGTCTTTCGAGAAAATATCGAACTTATTGAAAGTATGGAGCCAGCATCCAACACTCTGATATCAGAAGTAGAGCATCCATCTCTCTTGCTCGCCATAGCTGAACGCTTGGCACATGAAAATCACGCAGTAACACCTGAGCGTGCCTATACCCACTTATTAAAAATCATTACCAAAGACACCGACATTAACGCTTTAGCTGATTACATCAAACAGCTTAAAAATCCGGTGATCATTTGGCATTCAACTGAGTCGGTTAACCTAGTAATGAAGTTTACCGGCCAACCCAAAGCCGATGGTAATAATGAGCTTTCAAGTGGCAATAATGAACAAAAAGAAGTCCAAAAGTTACCAGAACAAGGCAAAAAAGAACCAACCGATGGTAATGGAAAGCCTAAGGTTACCAAAAACGCACCTTTACCCGAATCTGCTAATGATGAGCATCTTGCCGATTCTGATAACAACATTAGCGGCACTGACGTTCCTCAAAATATTGTAGAGCAAGAGCCAGCTAACGATCCTGAAATTCCAGATGTCGATTTAGACGAAAGCAATTCAAATATGGGTATTTGGAATCAGTCATTTAAAACCGATTTGAATTTCACTAAGCAAGACCCATCGACAGGTCGATTATCCATCAATGCTCAATACCGCCAAATGAAAGCAACCGAAATATTTGGTCCTCGTGGCAAAGGTTGGGGTGTCGATGTTAAGCGGGAGTGGATTGAGGACGGTTTGCCAATTTTCGCTAACGGTACGTATACCGGAGTGAATGAGTCCGTCCACAACATGGAAGTTGAGCTTTGGTACATCCACCCTAACAGTGGCGAACGATGCACATTAACAGCTTTTGGTGAGACTGAGCGTTTCTATTGGTCACACAATTACAGTCGCATGATCAAAAACGGAGAGTGCCGTAAAAAGTCACTTACCGACGCGACAGGTAAAGCGCTTTCAATGTTAGGCATTTGTGGTGACGTATACATGGGTGAATACGACGATGAAAACATCATCAACCGTTCGCAAATGACGAAGACAACCGACAATGCGCTTAAACAGCTTGAGTTTGATGCGAAAGCAACACAACAGGCGCTAGATAAGGCTAAGTCATACACTGACAAGTTCTCTACTGCTCCTTCTCTGGCAGAAATCAAGCGACTTCAAAAGCTAGCTGAAACAGCTCTGGATGCAATCCCTACCCACGACAAGGCAAGCAAAGCCAAGAAAGACAAAGCGCTTTCTCGAATCGCGGAGCAAGCAGAATCGGCAATAAAAGACTTCAACGCTGACATTAAAGATAAGGATCAGGCAAATGGCTGATAAGACAGAAAGCATGAACAATATTAACCAGCAGGTCTTTGACCTGTTGGAGCTGGCCAAACAAGAAGAATGGGACGAGCAAACCATTGCGGATAATTTGGCAGGTATCGAGTGTTCTATTGATGACAAACTCATGGCCTACCGTCGATACATGGATAAGTTAGAAACAGCAGCGAAGCTGGCAGATGCGGAGAAAAAAGTATATGCCGAGCAAGCAAAACCATACGGTGACCGCGCCAAGTCTTTAAAAGACGAACGCAGTCGAATGACCTACCCGCTTCTGAATTTATTCCAAATGTTAAATATCGAAAAAATGAAAGGTGCATACGGTACTTTTTACATCAAAAACAATCCAGCCAAACTTCGATACGAGGAAGCCCACCTTCCTGAGAAATATCTAATACGCGAAGTTCGTTTTGTCCCTGATGAGGACGCAATAAGAAAAGCGCTAGATGATGGTGAAGAGCTAGATTTTGCTTGGTATGAGTCTCAGCCTCAGCAAGTCGTACTGAGAAAATAAAAATGAGTATATTCACCCTACAAATTGAGCCTCACTTAGCTGAGGCATTTTTTCACTACTTAAAACAACGGGGCTATTCAATCTACCCACCAGTGAGCCCTTCTTCACCACAAGTAGCGAGGCGTGGTTCGAGTCGACACACTCTATCGACTAAGCCTACGGGTACACTCGTTGTCTCTATAGGGCTGCATCTTGAAGCAATGAAATTTCTCACCACTATAAAACAAGAAACCTAATGCATTGCATTGCATTGCATTAGCTAAATATAAACAACCAGTCTCATCGAGACGCTATTACCGTCGCTCGTCAATCTGCAAAAAACAGAGGTAATGCTATGAGTAACTCATACAAAGAAGAACTAAATGAACGTTTGATAAATGTCGTGAACACTAAATGCAACATTTTAGGGTGTGATAACTGTGACCTAAAATGGGATGGTGCAACATGGTGCAACATAAGTAGCGCTACAGACTTGGAAGCAAAAATCATCGAAATTGAAATCAAAGAAATGAACTCTGACACAAGTTCAAATGATTAGGTAATCGGAGACGTCTAAAATGCGTGAAATGACCATTCCCCAATACAAACGCAATTATTATCCTGCTCTTTGCAGCCAAACTATTCGAAATTGGATCAGACAAGGAATCCTTCAGGCTCGTAAAACACCTACCGGCCGTTGGCTCATTTGCATACCTGATGCAGCGAATGACCCAGAGTTAACTACTACACCCAAAGCAGCACAGCTTCTAAAGTTGATGAACGGAGGCAGTTAACCTATGAATGCTCGCAAGCGAACTACTGGTCGTGAGCGCATTCCCAAACACTTGTATGTAGAAAAACGAAAAGGCCAAACAAGGTATCGCTTTACTCTTATCGATGGTACCAAAATGCTAATGCCAGCTGAGTTTTCTTTAGATGACATTATTGCAGCAGCTAACGCATACAATGACGAGCACAGACCAGCACAACACTTCCAAATTTCGTCTAAATCTAGAAAAGACAAATTCAACCGCCCGATGAATGAGTGGCTTGAGCATGTAATGGTTAGAATTAAAAACGAAGAAGAACTGTCAGCAGAAATCCTTAGACAAGTATCGAGTGATATAGCTCGACTTAATGAGTTTTTAGGAGACAAGTTTTCCAAGTCAATTAACTTAGAAACCATGAACGACTTTCTAAATACATATTATGGTGATAAATCCAAAGAGGTTTATAACAAGAAACTTTCTCGATTAAAGAAGATCTTTAGCTATCTAGCAGATGAATCCGCAATTGGTGAAAACTTCATGTTGAACAAAAAACCGAAACGGCTAAATGCTTCGGATAATAAGAAAGAACGCTTGGATTTAGATATAGAGGCATTCAAAGCAATTGAAAAAGAGGCCCCTCTATTTTTAAAAGTAGCTATGGGGTTATCGATTCAATCGACCCACGCAGTAGCTGAACTACATAGAATAAAATACCGTATACCAAAACCAAAACCGGATACATGTGGAATTGTCTGGTTTGATACTCCAAAACCAGAGAACGGAGAAATGGTATTTGGTACCTTGTACATACACCGAGCAAAGGTTAAGAATGCTAAAACGTCTTATGTTGCTATTCCGGTGACAAGCGCTATCAAAGAAGTTGTAGAGCTATCTAAAACAGATAAGCTACATTGCCCTTACGTAGTGCATCGT